TATATTGCTAACTGACTATTTGATTTTTTTTCAATAGCAATTTGCCCTTCTACCATACCATTTAAAGATGGCTTACCTTGAAACTCTACAGAGGCTTGTTTTGTGTTTTGGATTCTTCTGGTTTCTCTATCCATTAGGTAACATTTTTGTTTCTAATATATCTGTATTCAATGCTAATGTCATTAAACTCATACACCCCAGATGTAGTAGCCGCAAACTGTATCTGTAAGCTTTGACATTCTATAGTAGAAGCTGGAGTTAATGTTACCACATCCCATGCACCACTGGTATCTGCTAAGTTACCTGTAAATGTACCACCGCCATCACCAGAAAAATTTTGCTTACCATCAATGGCGTATTTAAAAGGAGTTGTTACAGAACCATTAGACTTGTAAGTAACAATAACTTTATAGACTTTTTTAATAATGCCGGGCTCACCAAAATCTATATCTCTTGTAATAAATATTTGATGTGCATTTGCAAGACTAATAGGTAAATATTTTTTAAAGTCAGTAATTGTGTCTGATGAAGAGCTACTGGTGGCTACAATTAAATTGTTATTCCAGTCTGTAGAAAAATTGCTAAACAAATGACTGTCTGTAAAAACAAGATCGTGAAATACCCAACCATCTGAATCAAAGTCATATATCCAACCTTCATCTGAATCATCAGAAGAATCGTTGGGGCTTCTCATAATAACCAATGAGTTACTAATGCTATCGTAACCAATCATAGGGTCTTTTACGTTTGCTGTACCACGATACCATGCGTTCCATGTTTTATCTGCACCTGTTCCAAGAAAAGAAGCTTTGCTAACCGCTAACTTATCTTTAATAAGGTTTGTAACTTTCTCACCGTCATATATGTAACATCCATCTTCTGCAACCCAAGCTATGCCATACTTTGTTTTCGTTACACTAAAATTTTTATTTACACCAGAATATTTTATTGTTTCTTCTAAGTACCAACCTGCTGGGCTAGGGCTTGCTATATTGATGATATGAACTAGATTATGCTTAAAGGCTACCAACCTATCGGCATAAGCTTGTAAGGCTGTGTATACCCCATAGTCACCCTTAGAAACATCTATAAAATTATGTGGCAGTATCGTGTCAAACTTATTGATTTCACTATACATAATCCTGTCACCAAAAGTTTCTAGCTCCCCAGAAGCACCAATAACCCTTACG